TAATGTTCATAACGGTAGCACCTGTCGTTGGCAACACCATAATTTAAAAGAGGATAACATATTTGTAAACTATACTTTGAATACGACAAGACACTAAAGCAAATCAAAAAAGAATTGAAGAAAAGGACTATAAGTGAGCGAAGAAACCATAGACTTACTAAAAAAAATAGTAGACGAGTCAACAAGCAATAACGTCTAATTGGATACAGAGAATAATTTTACGAAACCTAAAATAACCATAGCTATTGATAATATCATAAAGCTATGGTTGTATTAGTTTATGGTGGAACTAAAATATTCAGTCTATAAAGGAAAAGATTTAACCTTTATTACATCACCACAGAAGATAATAGTTCAAACTAAAACAGCCGAATATTATTTAGACCCTGAAGAGTGGTATAATCAAGAAGATATACCACTCATTTGTTATCTGATAGAAAAAGGCAAGATAAAAGATATGACCAGTCTTAGGGACAGAATAGTTGGTAAGTTTTACCTCCAATCAACTAAAAAAAGACACGAGATACTAGAACTATGAAAGATATAGTTATTCCTTACCGTAATTCTAAGTCAGAAGAACTTAGATATTGTCTTAGAAGTCTAAAGAATCTACCTCACAGAAATGTATTTATTTGTGGCGATCGCCCTGACTTTATCTCAGATAAGGTTATTTTTTTACCCAACAAAACAAGGGCAAGAACGGCACAGCTTGATTGTGAAATGAATCTCAGACTCGCACTAGAGGACGAAAGATTATCTGAAAATTTTATCTATATGAATGACGACTTCTTTATAATGAAAAAACTTACTAAACTACCAAATTATTTCAACGGAACTATTCGAGAGTTAATAAAAAGCCGACCAGAAAATAAGTTCATGAGATATAACCAATCCCTTAAAGATACAGCTAAATTCTTAGAAAACTTTCAAAACCCATTATCCTATGAACTTCACGCCCCAATGGTTATGCACAAACTTGATAGATTAGAAATCAGCAACGATATCCTGCCAACACTACTTACTGGGAAAATACTATTGCCACGCTCAATTTATGGAAATATATTTTGCGACATTAACGAATTTAAAAAAGACGTAAAGTTATACTCCAAGAACGACCAACCGCCTAAAGAAGCCTTTTTAAGCACTATAGAACATAGTTTTAGTGGAACTGTCGGAGATTATATTAAAAGTAAGTTCAAGAAAAAGAGCATCTATGAAGCCTGACGTTGTCTACACCTTACTAAGACCAACCGAAGAATTCAGACACTCGCTTAGAAGTCTTAAAAATCTACCACACAAAAATATATGGGTAGTCGGCACAAAACCATACTGGGCGAAAGTTAATTTTATCGAGTCAAAGCCAATCTCTAGTGAGAAAATAGCTAATACTAATCATAACTGGCTAAAAGTAGCCCGTAATAGTCAGATATCCGACCCTTTTATTATGATGAACGATGATTTCTTTATAAATAAGCCTATTGAAAGTATCGAACCAGAATATTTATCATCTAATCTAAAGTTTGAAACTTACTATAAATCTTTATATCCAAAATCTAAATACACCCAAGTTATTCAAAACACATCTAGGAGGCTTTATAGACTAGGAATTACAGACGCAAAATCCTATGAACTACATACGCCTATGATAATCTACAAAAAAGACATCATAAAAGCATTATCAGGTTATGATTATTTTAGATATCCAATAAATATCCGAACCGTGGCTGGTAATCTAGGAAACTATGGTGGTAAGCAAGTCAGAGATGTAAAAGTTTACGGAACAATAAAAGAGAAATATCGCAGTCTAAAAAACTATCAGGATAGTAAATTCATCTCAACAGACGACCCTGCATTTTTAGATGAAGCAGGAAATTATATAAAGTTCAAATTTAAGGAGGTATCAAAGTATGAGATTAGCAGTCGTAACTCGCTGTCATTATAAGGAAGATGACCCACGCTTTCCCCAAAGAGTAGATATGTATAAAAAATATACTCTCAATTCACTATTAAATCAGACAGACCAAGATTTTGACATTTTAGTATGGTGTGAGCCACATCACGACGACCTATTTAAGAGTTTAAGCGACCGAATTAAAATCATACACGCTGACACCGAAGTTAGATATAAATCAAATAAGTTTTTTGTAGATTACACGCCTTTTTCAAAAGTCTACGGTATGGAAAAATACGAAGCACAACTCGGACTAGATTCAGATGACGAGATTAAGCCAACTGCAATTGAAGAGGTTAAAAAGCACCTAAAAGGCGGACGGAAAGCAATCTCACTTCAACCAGTAAAAAGAGATGTAAAAACAGGCAAGATGTACAAAATGGTAGACTACAAATCAAAAGGCAAATTATCGCCTATATTTTGTTTATATCAACCTGACGAACCTTATCTATTTGCTTATGAGTACGGACATTTTAGCGAAATGCCAAATCAATTCAAAGACAAGGTTTATTTGTATAACTTAAGCATTATGAATATCCATAATATGAACGAATCGACCGAGATAGAACGGATTGACGTACGAATATGATAACCCTCTGTCTATTTACAAATTGTCATAAAGGCTGTCTATCAGAGCCAACTATTTTTAGAACCCTTAAAAGTTGGACTAAAACATTTAGAGAGCCTGAGAGACTAGAGATTTATTGCGATCCAAACCCCAACCCTAATGATTATGACGAATACGCAAAAGCAATAGAAAAACAAACTGGCGTAAAACCAATCAAAACTACCGGCCTAGATAATGGCTGGATTACAGCCTTAAAAAACGCCCAAACAAAGTATCTATTTATATGTGAAGCTGACTGGCGATTCTATCCTGAACATATCAACCACACCATAAATGAAATTGAACAGATGATGTTAGAGAATAAGCTATGGTTTTTACTATTTAATAAGCACAAAAACGACACTCAATTAAACGGTACAAAATGGCAGACCTATTTTAAGCCTACCGATAAGCCATATTGTAAGTCGGATAGATTCTCAAACAATCCTAACATCTTAGAAGCTGAATACTTCCTAAAGAATATAGCACCTAAAGTAGACTGGACAATCGGTGGAGCTGGGCGTATCGAACAAGTCCTACAAAGAAAAGTTGACATAGCAGTATATGGAAAGTATAAAAACCAACCAACAATCAGACATCTTAATGCAAGACGGGATGGGGAAAAATGAAAGTCTTCTACCTATCAGATAGGCAAAATAATCTAGGCGATAATCTCAATAAACCAATCCTTGAGTGGCTGGGGTATAAAGTCGAATACATCACAAGGCGAAAATCACAAGGTAAGTTTGTCGGAATAGGCTCAATCATGTCATGTGTAAGACCAAATGACATAGTATGGGGTACTGGAATCATAAGAGAAAATCAAAAACTAAGTCCGGCACATGGAGCGAAGTTTTTAGCAGTTAGAGGAAAAAAGACACATAGACAGCTAAGACGAGCTGGGATTAAATGCCCCGAAGTCTATGGCGACCCTGCCTTGCTTTTGCCTTTAATTTACAATCCTGAAATAGAACCTATTTATGAAGTCGGGTATATACCACATTACATAGATAAACCACTTGTAAAAGTGCCACAAGGCTCACTGTTCATAGATATTCAAACACTCGACTATAAACACGTTATAGACCAAATACTTCAATGTCGTAAAATAATTACTAGCTCTTTACATGGCATAATACTAGCTGAAGCATATAATCGTGAAGTTGAATGGGTGCAATATTCAAACAATATAATTGGTGGCGAATTTAAGTTTAGAGATTATCTAACTGGAACAGAACGAAAAGAACAATCTTATGGAAAGTTGCCAAAGCTAGACAGAAAAGTTCTAAAGCATATTCAAGAGGGCTTAATAAAAGCCATTAGAGATAATTTAGGCAAAGAGGTATAATAAAGATATGGACAATGAAAAAGAACTTACGCCTAAGCAAAAACTATTTTGTGAATACTTCGCTAGTGACAGAGAGTTCTTTGGTAATGGAACTCAGTCATATATAGAAGCTTATAATATAGATTTAACTAAAAAAGGTGCATATAATGTTGCCAAAGCTAATGCTGCTAGGATGCTTACTAATGCTAACATTTTAAAATATATAAATGAACTATTTGAGGCACATGGATTAAATGACACTTTTGTAGATAAGCAACTTGAAAAATTGATAATTCAAGATGCTGAGTTTAGCACAAAACTACAAGCTATAAAAGAGTATAATTCCTTAAAGCAACGTATAACTAAAAAGCTAGATATGACTACTAACGGTGAATCAATCAATCCTATCTCACAACTTACGGCTGATGAATTACGCAAATTAGCTAGTAAATAGTATTATATTACGATGATAGTCGTGCTATAATATCGAATATGAGCAAGATAAGTATATATTGTCGCTGTGAACACTGTAAAGAATACTTTTTAATATCAAATACTGATAGGCTACGATTATACTGCTCTCGTAAATGTAGAGATGCGGCTTATTATATTAGAAAATTAAAAAAGGAGAAACAGTTATGAGAACTATAGAGTTTAGGGCGTGGGATAAAACTAATAAAAAAATGGTTGATTATTTCCATATATCGTCATTGGATGGTAGTGTCACTGTTTACAACTATCCAATGGATTATTTTGAAGACCAATCATTGCCAGAAGAGGCTATTGATCATGAAGATTATGAACTAATGCAATTTACAGGTCTACTAGATAAGAATGGTACAAAGATATTTGAGGGCGATATAGTAAGAATATCTTATGAAGATGATGAAAATATATCTCAGGTAAAATATAAAGCACCAATGTTTGTTTTTGAAAATAGCGATGGCCATATATGGCAACCTATATTTTTTAGTGTTGATGGTTATAGTTACGAGTATAAACCAGAAATGTGTGAGGTTATCGGTAATATCTATCAATCACCAGAGTTAATTAAATAGACTATAATAGCATTATGTCTGAAATACCAGAATATGTTCGCCAAGAAGCTAAAAAAGAATTAGCTAGACGTTATTTTTACGATTACTGCCAACTAATGCGACCTGACTTTTATTTAGATGACAGACAATACCTAAAAACCCTATGTGATAAACTTCAACAATTCATCGAGCAAAACGACAAAAGATTTTTAGTCATAAATATGCCTCCGAGACATGGTAAGTCTTTTACTGCAAAAAACTTTACAGAGTGGCTATTCGGATTAAACCCTAAGAATAAAGTTATGACAGGCTCATACAACGAAACTCTATCGACTACATTCGCTAGACAGGTTAGAAACACAATAGAAGAAAAATCAGCTGGTAAAAAAGTAGTCTATCAAGATGTATTCCCTGATACAAAGGTTAAATATGGTGAAGCTAGTGCTAGTATATGGGCTTTAGAGGGTAGTGATGAAAAATCTTATCTAGCGACAAGTCCAACAGGAACAGCCACAGGATTCGGGGCTAAGATTATCCTTATAGATGACGTAATAAAGAATGCCGAAGAAGCCTATTCAGATATCGTTAAAGACAAACAATGGGATTGGCTTGTAAACACTATGCTTTCAAGGACTGAGGGAGATGATTGGAAAGTAATTATAATTATGACGAGGTGGGCGACTAACGACCTAGCTGGTAGAGTATTAGACCAGTTTAACGTTGAACACATCAACTTCAAGGCTATAGATAATGATAAGATGTTATGCGAGCAAATACTAAATAGGAATGATTACGATCTAAAAACAAAAGAAATGAACCCCGACATCGTAGAGGCCAATTATAACCAAACCCCAATCGATATTAAAGGCAGACTATACGATTCATTCCAAGAATACGACAAAATACCTGACGGACTTAGATTAAATTACACCGATACGGCCGACACAGGGAAAGACTTTTTATGTTCAGTCGATTATGTCCTATCAAATGATGAAGTTTATATTTTAGACAACGTAACTACAGACAAGCCAATGGAAGAAACCGAACCAATGGTTGCCCAGATGTTACATCAAGACCAAATCACTGAAGCCACAATCGAAAGTAATAACGGTGGTAGAGGCTTTGGGAGAAACATCGAAAGACTGCTCAAAGAAACTTACTTAAATAACAGATGTGTCATAAATCCACTATCTCAGACTCAAAACAAAGAGGCTAGAATACTCACATCAAGCGCATGGGTTAAAAACCATATCTATATGCCTCATGGCTGGCAGAATAAATGGCCTGTCTTTTACAAACAAATTATAAGCTATCAAACTAAAGGCAAGAATGCTCATGATGATGTAGTAGACGTGATGGCTGGAATATACGAAAGAGCTACTAACTTTAAGCCAACAGTTTACGGCCGAGTAAGGTAATTTGTTATAATAAAGAAAAGGACTTTTATATGAAAAAAAACTTGCTCAAGCCGATAAAAAACAACATCATAGAGTTTTATACAGGATTAGTCCTGATTGTATTTATACCTACTACGATAGGCTTTATGACTAATCTATTTATAGGCTTATTGCTGTCATTTTTAATTCAATCAGCAATCGGTATTTTAACAATAAGGAACTCTAAATAATGGGGATACTAAAACAAGCCTTAGGGGCTAAAATGCATGTTGAGTCTAAACAATACGCACCATCTTTTGGCATGAGGTCAATATTCGGACATTATAAATCTGAGGCTTATGCAAGTGCATACCCTAATATAAGGGCGATATCGGCTGAATATATGCAAGTTACGCCTTATGCGATAGATAAAAACGGCAAACCATTACAGAATAACCCTATAATCAATGCACTTTATCATCCAAATCAAACAGATTCTTTCGTGTCTTTTGCTGAAAAAATGGCTGTATCGACCCTTTATCATCGTAAGACTTATCTTTTAGTATGGCGTAGAGATGGCGGAGAGGCTAAACCAGGCGGAGAATTTGGCGTTAAAGGCAATAATATTGCTGGATTTACGTTCCTTGAATTTCCTAGTATTACAAGGAGAAACAATAAGACTTATTATCAAGTCGGAACTAATGAATACTCAGAGAAAGAGGTTATAGTTCTACCTGGCGGAGTAGACCCTGTAGACCTATACGGCGGATACTCTCCGAGCGTATCAGCTATTAAATGGGCTAAACTTGATGATTTTATAGCTGACTTTCAAACTGGATTCTTCGAGAACGGGGCTGTCCCTGCTGGTGTTATAAACGTTGTTGCAGCTACGACTAAAGAATATGACGACATCGTCGATACAATACTGGCTAGACATCAAGGGGCTGGACAAAATGGCAAGATTACATTTTCACATACGCCAATCGACCAAGCTGGAAAGACAGCACAAGCTCAGATTACATGGACACCTTTCGGACAGTCTAATAAAGACATGGACTTCCAGAGCATGTACGACCAAGTGGATAAAAGACTATCCGCAGCCTATGGTGTTGCTGACATCATCAAGGGAATTGACTCAAACGCTAAATATGATAACGGTGGATTCTCTGAAAAGACATTTGCAAAACGTGCTGTCTATCCTTTATTACTCCGAAACTATACTCAACTAAATCACGAATTAAATCGAATAACCGGCGGAACTGGCATAGCGATATCTTTTGATTATGAGATACCTGCACTAGCTGATGAGGAAAAAGTCAAAGCCGAAACTAAGACCCTAGAAGCTAACATCATTACAAGAATGACGTCAGAGCCTTTTAATTATTCACTTGATAGCGTAGTAGAGGCATTTGAGCTGTCCAACGCCTACAAACTCCTAGTAAAAGGTAAAGAACCTGCCAAAATTGAAAACGATAAACCCGAAGTAGACGAAGGAAAAGAAGTTCAAAAATCACCTGATAGAACATTAGTAGAGGTAGCCACACGCACAAACCCAAAAGCTGAGTTATCAGACCAAGAAAAACTAGAGGCTCACACAAGGCTTTATATGCAGTCTCAAGTAGATAGGGCTATTGATAACTACGAACCAGTCGATGAAGTTCTACCTGAGCCAACAGAATCAGAAATACAGGCTTTTATTGACGCAATGCTTTTAACTATCACGCCTATCTTACTTGCCAATGGCAAAGAACAATATACAGCAGGGGCTTTACTAGCTAATATTAGCCTAGATGACTTACAAGGATTTAATTTAACCGAAGAAGCTACCGACTCCTACAGGGCATACTTGAAAAAAGTTGGCGAATCATACGGACAAGATACGGCTGAATCAATCCGTAAAGTCTTAGCAGAAGCTAGAGATAACGGCCTTACAAGAGACGAAACCGAAAAAGCCTTAAAAGGAATAATGGATACTGATGACTGGCGAGTCAAAAGAATGGCACGAACCGAACTTAATACAGCTCAACAAATCGGCAATATTGAGGGTATGAAAGAAATACAAGCCGAGACTGGTAAGAATATTTATAAAACTTGGCTAGTAAACAGAGCCGACGCTTGTGAGTGGTGTCAATCTATGGACGGCACTAGAGTTGGATTATCTCAACCATTTATTCCACTAGGAGCGGCGATAGTAAACGATGATGGCGAGATTCTAGTCAATGACTGGCAAGATATCCAAATAGCACACGGGCATCCGAATTGTGTATTACCAGACACTATAATCAATTCTCCAGATGTGGAAAAAATAATGGAAAGTAATTATTCAGGCGATATTTATACTATTGCAACTACGTCTGGTAAAAGGCTTAGCGTCACCCCTAATCATATATTGCTTACTAATAGAGGATGGGTCAGAGCTAAGTTTTTGACAGAGAGCGACTATGTAATTACCGACCAACTTGGCATTAAGTCCATTTCTACCAATAACGACTATAACAATAGTAAATCCACTATCGGTGAGATATTTACATCGCTGAGCGAATCTGCCAGCATGTCTACCATAGAAATGCCAATATCCGCCAAAGACTTCAAGGGCGATGGCAGGCTTATGAATGGCAATGTCAATATTATATCTATCGATAGCAAATTGAGGCGTAAAATTGATACCTCTTTTAATGAGTTCATCGCTGATAGAGATTTCGTAGTCACTAACATTGGAAGTAGCAATTTGTCTAGTAGCAGCAATCTTTCGTCTATGTTCGTCGCTTTGTCGCTTGCCTCTGACGGAATTGTGAGCGTTGACGAGTTTAGCCGCCTTTTGCTCACTGGAAAGAGTATTGCTAAAAATAGTAGAAGCTTCTTTGATTCCTCTAATTATAACTCCAGACTTTCTAAAACGCTCAGTCAAAAATCGTCTGGATATACCAATATTCTTAGAAATGCTTTGGAGGCTTTCTCCGCTATTGTATCTGTCGATAAGATTATTGATATCACCAAGTCTAACTATTCTGGGCATGTTTATGATGTCTCCTCTGAATCTAGAGTATATATTGCAGATGGTATATTGTCAAGTAACTGTACTTGTTCAATAATATGGGAGGTTGAATAATGGCATACCAACTGAACGTAAGATGTAAGTTTTGCGATAGATTTATCCCTATCGAGGCAATCGAAAGCTCAAATATAAGAGTTAGATGTAACGATAGAAAATGTAAACAATGGAACGATATCAAAATAACCATGATGTCAGACCACATGAAATCACATCACGATCACACTCAACACGCCAAACTTGAAGAACTTAAAATGAAGCTCCAAGAATCATAACGATTTAAAAAAGAAATAGTCATACCGTATAATAGTCGTTTGTTATAATTAAGACAGAGAATACGGAAGCTTGTATATAGGCGTGTAAACTCAATTAAAAAAAGGAAAGAGTAAAGAATATGGCAAAAAAGTTCTGGGAGTTCCGCAATATTGTGGAAACAAACCAAAAAGAGTTAGTCATTACTGGGCCAATCTCTACTGAGTCTTGGTGGGGCGATGAAGCCACTCCTAGCCAATTAAGGCAAGAATTAGCAGAGTTTACAGGCAATGAACTCACAGTATCGCTAAATAGCGGTGGTGGTGACGTATTTGCTGGACTAGAAATGTACAACGCACTCAGAGAGCTGGATGCTACGGTTACAATTCGTGTTGATGGTTTAGCGGCCTCAATCGCGTCTATAATTGCAATGGCAGGAGACACTATTATAATGTCGCCCGGAAGTTTGATGATGATTCACAGACCATCCGTATTTGCTGGTGGTAATATAGACGACCTAGACAAAGCTAAAGAAATATTGCTCAAAATAGAGGACTCAATAACTCCTATCTATGCCGAGCGAAGTGGCTTGTCTATAGAAAAGATTGCAGAAATGCTAGAAGTTGAAACATGGATGACTGCCGATGAAGCAGTTGAGTTGGGATTTGCTGATGAAGCTATTCATAACAAAAAAGCGACTCCAGAAGCAAAAGAGACATACGACTTTAAACTTGCATTTAGCATGGAAGCCACAGAAGAGAGCCTAAAAAGCCTCGTGGAAAAGGTTACTGCTAGCGAAGAGAAAGAGGACGAAGATGTGGTTGAATCTGTTGAAATTAAAACACCTGATGACGATAAGTCCCCAGATGAAACAGAAGAAACAATCGAAATCAAAACCGAAACTCAAGAAGTAGTTGAAACTGAGAATGAGGAAATTAAATCAACTGAAAAGGAAATTGAAATGAAAGACAACACAGAAATAGCAGCTTCACAGGTTATCGAACCTGCTGCACAAGCAACTGTCACGCCAAAAGCTGACATTAAAAACTACCTAAAGACTAAAGATTCAGTCGAAGCATTCGCACAAATCTTAGTCGACCAAGCTGGTAAGACATCTGATGATGTTCACATGGCATGGAAAAATCACCTAGAAGTTAAAATGGGTGTTACAAACCCTGAAATCTTCCTACCTGAAGCTCTTATAACTCAAATTGAGGACGCTTTCAAGGCTGGTGGTGAAATCTGGAACCGAGTTACAAAAACTGGCGTTGACGTATTCAAAGCCGCTTGGGATATCGAAGATGATGTCAACAGCGAAGATGGACGTGGACGTGGTTACAACCGAGCTGACGAAGAGAACAAAGCTGAACAAGTTCTTGAATTCGACGAGCGTGTCTTACGACCACAATTCGTTTACAAGTACATTCAATTAAACAAAGAGGATATCAAAAACCAACGCTCAACTGGTGCATTGGTTACTTATGTCCTTAGTGAACTACCAAAGAGAATTGTTCGTGAAGTTGAACGAGCTATTGTTATCGGTGACGGTCGAGTCGCTGGATCTGATTACAAGATTAGTTCGTTCACAGCTATCAAAGCTGACGCTAGCGCTAACAACGTATTTGCAAGTACCTACGTTCCTGTAGCTGTCAACGAAACACGTTACGCAAGTTTACTACGAGCTAAGGACTTAATCGAAGCTGATGGCGACATAGTATTGATTGCTAAAAAAGGCTACTTAACTGAAGTTCTTCTTGAAGAGAACGCAAACGGTGGCTTCCTATTCGCTCCTGGCACAGACTTAGGACGTGTCTTAGGATTTAGTGCTGTTATTGAGCCTGACTGGATGAAATCTGATGTAGACAACGACGCTTACATCGTATCTCTAGCTAAGTATAAGACTGTTGGTGACAATTCAATCGAAGCATTCACTAACTTCCGACTTGAAACTAACAAACAACAGTACCTACAAGAGTTATGGGCTGGCGGTGGCTTAACAGTTAAGAAATCAGCCGTAGCTATTCCAGCAGTATCGTTATCTTAATTTAAGGAAAGGGGTTTAACCGTATGACTGAAGCACAACTTATAAAGCTATTGGGGCGACCCCTAACTGCTATTGAGAAAACGAACCTTACATTGTACCTTGACATAGCAACTGAGGCTTTAGAAGAGCTTATATGCTCTCCTATCGCTCCAGTAACTGAAACTAGGACATTCGATATAAGAGAGGGATATTCAACTGTATTTCTTGATATTCTACGAAGCGTTACCGAAGTAAAAATAGATGGAGATATTATAGACTCATCTAGCTACGAATTACGCCAATGGGATAAAAGAAATGCTACATGGTATAACTCATTAGTCTTTGACACTAAGTTCAAAAGTTACCAAAAAGAAATTACGGTAACTGGTGAATGGGGATTTGAGACTACACCTTATAGCGTTCCTAGTGGGCTACAAGTATTGTTAGCTGGATTATTCGCACAAATATCCAAAGTTAATAAAACCGATTCAACCATAGAAAGCAAACAAGTCGAGGATTTCAGGGTTACATTTAATGCTGATATAGATATTGATGAAGATTTTATGAATAAATATAGGACTCTTCTAAATAAATATTCAGTATGTAACCTAGGAAATTTGAGACACGAAAGAAAAACCTATGGATGTATTTGATTTATTTGACTTGACTGATTACACATTTTTACAGATTAGTCGTGGTGGAGTTCTTGGCAATGTAATAATTGCTGAGACTTCTGCTACTGGAGTATTTAAGCTACGAAGTCAAATAGTCAGAGGCGAAAATACTGAGGGTAAAGAGAGTAATGCTACTTTACACATAAGACCTGACGAAACATTTCTTACGACTAACGACAATAACCTTGTCGGACATGGCGTAAGAATAAACGGTAAGGATTACGAGATAATAGGACAGACTGGTGGGCAAAACTACCATGACGGACTATTAGAGCATTACATTGCAACTTTACAAGAAACTGATTTCTCTGATTACGAGGATTCAAATGCCAGTTAGTATCAAAACTCACAACCAAGTAATTGATAGTTTAGAGACATCAATCAAAGGCGGTTTGTTGGAAATGGCGACTGACATACGAAACCGAGCTGTAATTTTAGCACCGGTGGAAACTGGAGCGTTAAAAAATAGCGGTGTTGTGATACCAATCACTAACGGCTATAAAATACAATTCGGATCGGGCAGAGTTCCATACGCAAGAAAAAGGCACTTTGAAAACAGAAAAAACCCTCAAACGATTGGCTATTTGGCAAAAGCCGCTGATTCAGTCGAAAGAGGAAACTCAAGTAAATATTTTAAGGGGAAAGTATGATTACACTTCACATCTTAAAGCTTTTAGAGGATAACGGATTTGGTAAAATTGATACCGATTTATTCTACGAAGAAGCACCATTAGACGCAAAAGGAGTCCCTAAACAGGGAGTCTGGATTGTAACTAGAGGTAGCGAAGTAAGTCGTGTAGACATAGGAAACCAAGACTTTGATATTTACTCAAGATACACAAACAAACTAACAGGGGCTGTAAAACTGGAAAATATCCTGAGTTTTCTAAAGGAATCGTACGGCGATGTGTGTACACTTCCAACAGTTCCACCTCATTCGATGACTCAATACTATAATGTCCGAATCACGCCAACATCTGGAGTCGAAAATGTTGGTACTGATGACCAAGACAAAGTAGTAAGAGTTATTTCAGGAAACGTAAAATTTAACAAGGAGAATTAAAAATGGCAACATTAAGTGGCAAAGCAGAAGTGGCAATCAATGGTGTAACTATTGACCCATCTATGCTGAGCGAAGTAACGACGATGTTTCAAGAGGGGACTAGGACTGTAACCACTTTAGGTGGAACTTTCACAAAACCATCTGGCTCATTAGATAGTGCAGAAGCTACATTTACGCTGTATCTACCTAGCATGGATTATCTTAAAAACATATTTCCTGCAAGATATAATGACCCATCTGCACCACAGACTACTGGTAACATTATCATAAACGCAGACACATGTTCAACAGAAGTTGAGACTCCAGTCAACATTCACTACACATGCGAAGCTAATGATAATAACGATATTCACATTTACGCTGGACTACCGGTCTTAGATTTATCTTTGACCTATAATCCAACAGATGTCATATCAATACCTGTTAGAATCTTGGCACAACCTGACGTAAATGGTAATGTCGGACGAATCGGTACTGGTGACCTCACACAAGAGAGTTACTACGACGCTACGACTAGCACAACGCAACCAGTTCCTAGCTAGTAATTGGGATAAACATCAAGCCTCCTTGATTGGGGGCTTTTTGTTATAATAAAGGAAAGGGGATTTTATGTTAGAAATCAGCACAAATAATCTAAAAACAAGAAAACAAGTAACGATTGATGGAAATGTTTATACTGTAAGAAAGTTCAGCAACTTAGAACAGTTGGATATATCACAATACAAACGACGCTCAGAAAAGATACAAGAAATTATTAAAGACATAAAAGATGAAGCCGAAATTGAAAAACTAGAGGTTGAAGCTGACTATATGGCTCGTAAACTTAACGATATGTTTGTCGGGCTATTTGACGATGGTGGAGACCAATTAAAATCAAGGGCTTTAGTTGAGTCATTAGATTATGAGGGGCTGATTGAAATGTTAGGGGTAATATTTGAAAATGCCTAAAACCTATCTGTCTGATTTGATGAATGAAGAAGACCGTGAGAAAATGAAAGCTCACGCTCTTAAGATTGAACAAAAAAAATCAAATCAGATTACAGAGGAATGGTTAGCGGTGTGTGAGTTTGGTAAATTCTACGGTTGGCCGGCCATACAAGCCTTTGAGAGGGGCGATATTACTATCCCACAGATGTATTCATATATTGATGGAGCTAGAAAAATACACTCATCTGAAGTCTACGACATGGCTATCGCAGTAGCGGCTGGATATAGGGGTAGTAATTCCTTTGAAAAACTACTTTCTCAGCATATAACTAATATGAAAGAAGTATCATGACAACTATTAAAACAGTAGCAGTTGATTTGACCCTTAATAGTAAAGACTTTAAGGCTGGGTTAAAAGAAGTCGATAGAGCGGCCGAAACTACTGGCAAAAAGATAAGCTCAGACCTAGATCAAGGAACTAAAAACAGTGAAAAAGCTTTTGAGAGAATGCAGACCTCGGCTCACAAAACAGTAGATGTATTCAAAAAGTTAGCTGTAGTAACGGCCGCCGCAGTAACCACAGCGACTGGATTTGCAATTAAATCAGCAGCAGATTTTCAACAGACTAGAATCGGTATTGAAAACATGTTGGGTTCAGCTGATGCTGCTAGAGATACATTGAAAGAAATCTCCGACATAGCCGCTAAGACTCCATTTGAATTTGCCGAACTAGCCGATAGTGCTAGACAGTTGTTAGCTTTTGGATTTAACGCTGAAGACGCCGTAAAAACTATGACAAGTTTAGGTGATGTATCAGCTGCTATTGGTGCACCTATTGGTGATTTATCCTATTTGATGGGGACGCTTAGAACACAAGGACGTGCTTTCACTCCTGATATTAGACAATTTGCACAAAGGGGTATTCCTATCTATGAGTATTTAGCTAAGACTCTAGGTAAAAGCGAACAAGCTATAATGGGTATGATTGAAGAGGGCAAAATCGGATTTCCTGAAGTTGAAGAAGCCTTTAAGTCAATGACTGGCGAGGGCGGTAAGTTCTATCAGACAATGGACAAACAATCGGAGTCATTCAATGGTAGAGTTAGCACTCTAAAAGATAATATCGGTATACTATCAAGGCGATTTGTTGGGCTTGAAGAAACTGGCGATGTCGTAAAAGGTGGTCTGTTTGACAAGTTATCTAAGGGCATAGAAGAATTAACAATATGGATAGAAGATAATCAAGAAACAGTTAATCAATGGGCGACTGACTTTACTAACTTTGTAACTGATATGTGGGATAAAATAAGTGCTTTTATTGGTTGGGTTGCTGGGAATAAAGACTGGCTACTACCTTTAATTACTGGGTTGGTCGCCCTAAAAGCGGCATTAGACCTTACTGTAGCATTTGCGACAGTATCTACTGCCTTTAGCGGGTTGGTTGCTACTATTGGAACTCCAATGGTAATGCCAGCCATAGCTATAGGTGCGGCAATAGGGGCTATTGCGATGGTTTGGAACGAATACAACAAAATGATGTCAGCCATAGAGGGGGCTAAAAGTGCTGCCGATAAAAACAATCAAGTAAAAAAAGACGCTATTGCAGAATATACAAGAGTAATGCAAGACCCTAATTCAAGCGAAGAATTAAAATCGAGATGGAAGAAGTCAATGTCTAGTATTATGAATGCTTCTAATCCTAGTTCATCTGGTGGTGGTGGGGGCTGGGCAACTGGTGGGTTTACTGGACGAGGTGGTAGGAATGAAGTAGCTGGTATTGTCCATAGAGGCGAATATGTTCTACCACAAAAGATGGTTGATCAGAATACTGGAACACCAAAAATGGGCGGAATAGAAAACCACATCGGAACGATAAATATAAGTTCAGAAGTTGACGGTGAAAAATGGCTACAAAGATTAACCAAAAATCAAGAAACTATAAGTAGGGGATTAGTTCCTACACAGAGGTATGCGTAATGGATAAATATTCAATATTATTCGCAGGTAATGACTTACCTGCTATTAGTGGGCTTGAAATTGAAAATCACGATTTTAACCAACTTCCAGAAAGAGATATACGCATCAATAAATTAGCTCGTAGAGATAAATCTATTATTACTTCAGCAGATTATGTCAGTAAAGAAATACCAGTCTATTTTTATGCTTGTGGTGGTTCACGAGCCGGAACAGAAGATGTTATTACACAACTAAAGTCGCTTACACAGGCTCAAAATGCCCTCCTAGTCATATCACAGGGTGGTGATACCGTAGAATATATTGCCACTATGAATGAGATGAATATTGAATGGATCGGGACTTCGGCTCAACTTGTTCTAAACTTCCTAGCCTCTGACCCAGTTGGTAAAAACTCGGTTGCAGTTGACTTTATTCCTACGGCAACAATAACTTCGGCCAGTGGCTCGTATGCTTCTATCGTTCTAGGTTCGGCAACTGTTTATCCAACATTTAGCCTTACGGTTACTGCGGTAACTGGTGGAACTGGTGCCTCGATAACTATATTAAACGCTTTAACCTCACAAGGTATCACAATAACAAGAGACTGGACTGCTGGAGAGTTAGTGGAAATCAACAGCGAAGATATGAAAGCTACAGTCGATGGCGATGTGGTTGATTTTACTGGTATGTTCCCACAATTCACATCCGGTACACAACAAATTCAATACCTAGATACTTTTACTACTAGGAATATAACACTATCGGCAGTTTACAACCCTAGATTGCTATAATAGAAATAAGGAGAAAATAAATGAGCGTTCTACCATCAACAGTATTTATAGGAGAAGTTTACGGACTTATCACAGGCGACACGCCACATCTAGCTTTATACACAAGCGATCCGGGAGCTGGGAATACAGGCACTGA